CCAAAACGGCCATGCGCTATTCTGAATGAGACCTGTGTATTAGCAGATTCACGGAAATTAACAAGGCCAAATAAACGTCGCTACATAGTTTGCTGTGATTGTGAAGTGGACATGACCAGCCGGAATCTTGATTTATTAGTGCGCGTGCATGTTGTTCCTCCTCCCAGGTTTCTTGGTTAAAGTCGCGAATTTGTTGGGAAAACTCGTCGAGTCGGGTTGGTTTGGTGTTGTTCATGTACCTATTCTATGCATGTTTTGTGAATATGTCAAGTGTATGTGAAGGATATTTGGTGTAATTGAGGTAATTCCTGGCATGGATCACCATACTCTCTCATACAAAGTACTTTACCAAGAAGGATGTCACGAAGTGACATCACAGGCAGGAGTGTCTCTAACTGATTGTTATGTGTAACTAATAGTGCTATACACATTTTGTGATATGTATATTAACTGTTAGTTATATTATGTATTGCTGCTGGAGAGTGCGTGTATTGTGGTGTGTAGACGCATGTGTATGTGTAGCTGTATGTGAACTACCTGTGTGTATACGTATGTGAAGAGGGTGCCTGGCCCCCATGTAACTGCGTGTGATCCAAAACCACTCACACGTACAATCGCGCACCATTTTTTCAAAGGTAGTAGATTTGGGCAAGCCAGTTGTGGCCTAGAGCCTCACCAGGGGGAAGGGGAGCCGCGAAGCGGCGACCAGGGAAGCTGCAAGCTGGAGTGCGAATGAAAGTTTGCGAGCGTAGAGAAAGCGAAAAGAAGATGTCCGATAACGTATTGCTCACAAGTAGTGAACAACGAAAGCACAAAAAAACCGCACCCTTATGAGGAATGCGGTCTCGAAATCTCTTTGGTACGATTAGTGCAGTAAGACAGAAGAACTAGTAGTAGTGATTAGTCTCGCCCCAACAAGGTTGTTTCTACCATATTTAACGTTTTCTTGTCAAATATATTTTATGTACATCATCTTTCTATTGATATTGTTAGACTTTCTTTGTCATATTTATTTTCCTGCTTTCATCAAGCCTTCAGTTTTTCCCTTCCCTGCCTCCACCTTTTGGTTAATTGTCACGTATATTATTGTTTCCTAAGGGCTTTTTTGAGATTACTTCATAAAAGTATTTACGTGTATGTTATCTGTGTATATAGGTAAAAATAGAAGTGAAAGAAGGGTTGGAAATGACCCCTCACACTTTGTAGTATTTATCCACACAGCAAGTCCATCCCATACACATCCATTCAATTACTACTACATTACGTAGTACAAACACCTACTTCGCTCTATACTTTTTGGTGTTCCCCGTGTAGGACATGCTCTGTGGACGATCATTTCACGACTCCTAATCGGCTCCGTGACAAACACCGCAATCTTGATGCCTTGGTGAAGATCTGCTTGGAAACCAACGAAGATCCTCTGGTCTTGGCCGCTGAAGCAGGCGTCTCGCCTTCTGCGCTCATCCGCGCCCTCCCCCGGTCCTTCCTGCAACAATTCCTGCCGCCTCATGCAGACGCCGCTTCCCTCCCCCTCCAAGATATCCTCATCCGTCTTGCCTCCAACCATGCCCTCGACGTCGCCGTCACTTCCGTTGTAGGACAAGAGCTCGACGCCCGTACCATGGTCTCTATGTCCAAGGACATCCTCGACCGGGCCTCCGTCGTCGGCCACAAAACTCCTCCCCTCCAGTCTCGTATTACTCTCAACGATGAGTCCCTTGCCAAACTCGCAGAACTAGAAAGGGCATTCGCCCAACAGCAAGTTCCCCCTGGTACCATCGCTCCCGAGTTCCAATCCTTTCACCGCATCGGCAATGGCTCCCTCAGTGAAGAGGAAAGACTCATGGCTTCTCAAGAGGGCTGGAATGGACCCGTACACCCCGTAGTCCGCGATCTCGACTTCGATAAGGACGATTGATCGTGTTGAGGAATTGACCCCCCGTAAATCCAATCCTCGAACGAAAGGGAACAGAAAGCGAAAATGAAGGGTAAAGGCAAAAAGAAGAAACGTGGTGGACTTGGCCCATGCTAGGAGAAAAGGCATGACCACCAACCCCATACGCTGGGATGGATCGCCCGCCACGCTCGATCTCATCCAATCTGGAAACGATGCCCCAGGAGACGTACACGTGAATCCTGACTCCTCCCTCTCCATCCATACCGACGCCCAAGACCTCTTCGTTAACCTCGGCGATTTCATCTCGCAGTCGCCCCAAGGGATCTGGTCAGTCGTTACTCCCTTTGCCCTCGACCCCATTCCGGAGGGCAGGTTGTAGATGGATCTCATCGGCCTCATCATCATCCTTATCGTCGTCGGGGCCGTCCTCTATCTCATCGAACAACTGCTCCCTATCGATCCCAGTATCAAGCTCATTATCCGTGTTGTCATTATCGTCGTCCTCTTGTTGTGGCTGGTCCGTGTCTTCCTCGGCGGTTCCATCCTGCTCCCGAGGGTTGGGTAATGAGGTGGGCCATGACCATACCCATCCCGTTATCGTCGCCTTCGTCTCAGGCATCGTCCTCTATCTCATCTTCTCCGCAACCGTCTTTCCCGATTATGTCAAACGTATGCTCTTCCTCCTTACCCTCCTCGTGCTCCTGCTCCTCCTCTATCAACGATTCTTGGAGTTACCGTGAGTGAAAAACAAAGCAAAGAAGAAACCCCCACGACCCTCGATGAAGCCGCCTATGCCAAGGATACCAAGCTTCGCAATCGCTCGCTGCGGGACCTCCTCGACAAGAAGATTGCCTTCCACCAGGACGAGACGAATCGCCTCATTGCCCTCCGTGATCGCACACCCGGTCAAGTGCTGGACATGGTCGTCCGTGACCTCTCCGATATTCTTCGTATGTGATTATGAGTCGCGCACGCAAATCGAAAATGGCTGTTGTGATGCACGAATGGAAAGCGGGTAAATTGCACTCGGGTTCAAAGAAAGGGCCAAAGGTCCGCAGTCGTCGTCAGGCCGTCGCAATCGGATTAGCAGTTTCAAGGAGACGGAAAAAGAAATGAACGTGGGGCCAGAGCGCATCGATAGTAGCACCTGGGACTTCGGCGATGACCGCATCTATGGCACCGGCCTCGTCGCGGGCAATGACGCCGACGCCCACCGCCTCCGCCTCAAACGGCTCGCCTCCGACTATACCCTGTTCATGGCGTGGGTCATTGGCTTCAATCTCGTCAATACCGGCATTCATGCCGCTATGGCTGCCTGGATGCAGAATGATACCCTCACCAAACTGGGACTGGTTCCCAGAGATTTCTTGAAGACCAGTTTATGGACGATTGCTGACACCGTACGCATCATCTCCACCGAACCCGAGGAAAGGATTCTCATTCGTAATGAAATCCATATCAATGCCCAAAAGTTTCTATATCGCATTAGACGCGTCCCTGAAGGCTGCTCTATATGGCAGTGGCTCTTTCCCGAGCGCATCCCCGACTTTGCCGATAAGTGGAATCAAGACGGGCTTCTCTTTCCCCGAGATGGGGAATATCCAGAGCTCTCTATCGAAGCTATCGGCGTTGGTGGAGCTTCAACGTCTCGGCATTACACCCGAATAAAAGAAGATGACGTGATCGGCAAAGAAGCCCAACGCAGTCCCGCTACCATGCAGATGGCGAAAGACGATCATAACTTGTCCATGCACTTGCTCGTCGATCCCAATACCTCACGCTTGGATACCTACGGGACCCGATGGTCCCCGCACGACCTCTATCAGGACATGATGGAGAAAGAGACCGGGCTTGATATCTTTCACTGCGGTCCGACCGCACCGGACGGCAGTGCACTATTTCCTGCCCGGTTCCCTCTGCTCACCCTGGAGCGTATCCGGCGCAAGATCGGTAACCGGAACTATAGTCTCCAGATCCTCAACCAGACGCCTGCGGAAGGCTTTTTCGAGCTGTCGGCGGCGGATCTCAATACTTACAGTAAAGGTACCGATGCGCTCGGGCGACGGTTCTTTCTTCTTCATGCCCCGGATGGGACGACGCGAAAAGTGTTCCTTCATGACTTGTTCATTTACCAGGTCTTGGACCCGAACGTCTCCAAGAATTCCCAAAGTAGTCGCTCTGCCAACATTGTTGTCGGTCTGGCCAAACCCCAACATGCGATGGACCACTTTCAGATAATCATACTTTCGGCATTAGCAAAGGCCACGACTCCCAAAGGCGCGCTGGAGATGGCGCGTGCGGAATACCTGTTCTGGAAACCGATCATCTTTGCCGTGGAAACCGTTGCCGCCCAAGTCACCATGAAAGAGTGGCTGCTGAGTGCGTATCCCGACATGATGGTGAAAGGCGTGAAACCAGACGGTGGAGCCTCAAAGCTCTCGCGTATCAGAGCCTTCACGCCCTTTGGGGAGAACGGCCATATCTATCTCCATCCCAGCATGACCGAATTCTTGGATGAGTGGGAGAGTTTTCCAACTGGGCTGATGGATCTCTTAGATGCCGCGGCCTACTTGCCCTACGTGTGGACTATACCAACTGTGAGTTCTACTCCCCCGAATCCGAGAGATGAAATCCGCTCTCTGGTGGGAGACGAGGATGACGTGGTGATGCCGCAGACCCAAGGTTACGGCGACGGCAGGGACCAATTCACAGGATACTAATATGGCACAACAATTACCGCATGACATGATTCAATTCTTTCATTATGACCATTTGCCGCCCCATCTGCGGGCGTTGAGTCAGCAATTTGCCGACTTTGCCGATGCATTGGGAGAGGCCTTGCCAGACAATATACACAAGCAAAATGCCTTTGAGTGTTTGCTGGAAGCAAAGCGATGTGCGGTGCAAGCACTGTTGTATGTTCCGAATCAAATTGGACTACCTGACCCGCCACCATTGCCGGAATCAATGACACGGGCAGGATATAAATAATGGCAGACGACAATTACATTGATGTTGTGGTGGACGAGGAGGCGGATGGGGAGGGGCTGGGGGATGCAAGTCTGCGGACCCAAGACGAAAGGCTTGTAACGTACTTAACCGCGCGGCTGGAGGAGTGTGTGCAGTACCGCGAGAATGTACTGATCGGAAGGTTGGAACGGTTATGGGAAATCTATGACGCCGCGCCTAAGTATGCCCAGAAGAATTGGCCGTGGGAGAATGCATCCAATTTGAGTATTGCCCTTGGGGCCACCTACGTGGACCAATTTGTTGCCAAGCACGTCAATGCGCTCAGGAGTCCGACTCCCTTCCTCAGCCTGAGTAGCAAGGTGCCAGAGAATGCCGATAGCGTGCAAGCGCTGTCGGACTATCTGGATCTGGCCGAGAAGTCCTTGTGGAAAGGACAACAGCTGGTCGAGAACTTCGAGCGGGACCGTTGTAAAGTCGGGACCGGTGTGGGATATGTCGGCTTCGTCGATATTCCCTACTTAGTCAGGAGAGATATCACCAGTGGCCCGGCCGAGCCGCAAGGCCGCATCAAACACCCCGACGCCAAATGGATTCCCCGGGAAGACTTCCTCATCACCCCCGGATACGATGACCTCGACAAAGCACCCCTCGTGGGCCATCGGTCGTGGCTGGCTCGCTCCTATCTCCAACGACTCGCCTATGAAAACCAAATCGATATCGACTTCGACAAAGTCAAACCGACGAACAAAAACCAAGATGAAGACGTCCGGGTCGAAGAAGACGTAACCCCCTATGAGATATTTTTTATTAGCTTTTGTTATGATCTTGATGGCGATAATTATCCGGAAGAGTATGAGGGCATCTTCCACTTCGAGTCCAAACAGCTTCTGTATTACGCACCTAACACCCGTGCCTATGGCAAGCGTCCCTATTTCAGTGCTCCTTTCGTGCGACGCGAAGGGGAGTTCGATGGTCTTGGTATCTGCGAACAAGCCGAACACTATCAGTCCGAAGTCTCTACCATCCACAACCAGCGCCGCGATAACGCCACCATTGCCAATAACGTCATGCTCAAGGGTCGCCCCGTCAATGGTATAAATGAATCGACTCGCTGGTATCCTGGTAAAATCTGGCTGGTCAATGACATCAACGACTTAGATGTGCTCGACTTGCCCCGCTCCTATATGTCTACCGTGCAGGATGAAAGTCTCACTATCAGTTTGTTAGAGAGGAGGATAGGCATCTCTGATGCGGCAATCGGACGCGAAAGCACCCTTACCAACCGCGCTGCTGCGACAACTACTATGTTCCTTGCCGAGCAGGGCGCGCAACGAGACGACCTCTCTGTTACTTTGGGACGGGACGCGTTCCAACGCTATGGCGAACTACTGCTTGAAGCCTTCCAGCAAAACGGACTCCCCGACCCCGACGCCGCCACCAGTCCCGAATCCATGCTCGGACAAGAACGCGGTGGCATGGTCCGATCACTATTTGAGCGCTCGGATACCATCCTGGGACTCGTCGGCGTCACCATCGAAGTCAGTACGCGGGCGATCAACAAAGAAATGAGACGGCAGGCTAATGAACGGCTCTATGGTTTGATTATTCAGCACGCCATGGAGATCACCAAGATGTTAGGCGTGGTCTACAATCCGCAGACGCCGCCGCCGGTCAAGGAGTTCTTCATCAATGTGATTCAAGCCGCAGAAAAAGTCCTCAAAGACATCGTTGAGTCCACAGACGCCTACGACTTAAACAGCATGTTTATTAGTGATGACATTGCCAGTTCTATGGCTGGAGGGATGAATGGAAACGAGTCAGCAGCAATGGGTGGAGCTGCACCAGCGAATGGTGCGCCGCTACCAGGAGGCCCGCAACAAGGTGCTCTCCTGCAATAACGAGGAACTGGTGGACGTGCGCGCGGACTTCCGGGCGCTCCATAATCTCTTGGCCGATATTATCGACGCGACCAATGCCGCCTTGGAACACGAAGTGACACCGCCCGCAAATACCGACCCCTCATTTATTCCGGTGCCGCGTGAACGCAAGATTCGGAGTGGAGGATAATCGTGCGTGCGATAGGGAAAAGCTGGCTGCATTGGACGACGCAGCAGAGCCATTTTGGTTTTCGTCCCTCTGGGAAAGCGTGGTCGTGGAAGCCACAGCGGCGGATCTATAGTGGTGAGGTGATCTTGTTTACCTGCTGGCGTTTCTTTTGTGGACCGCACATCAAAGAGTAGGAGTGGAGGCTAGGAGATGCGAAACGGCTCGCCCTTCGACCGTATTCATGACCCGATGACGATCATTGCCGACCCCGTGACCAAGACCATTATTCTTGATGTCGGCACGCTGGTGGTATGGTCCGCCGAGGATGCGCGTGTGCTGGCTGAAAAAATACTGGAATGCGTAAACGAGATGGAGAAGGAGTAATCTATGGCCGATGAACAGCCGATTTGGGAAGAGAAGTACAAACAGCTAGAGGACCAGTACCGTAAAGACATGGGGCTTGCCTATCAGGCATTACAACAGCAGCAGCCGCAACAGGCCCAACCCGAGGAGCCGCTGTGGGATACCAGCGACCCGCAGAAGCTCAAGGGACAAATTGAAGATTCTCTGCGTAAGACCGTGGTCGACACGCTCTCCCCGGTGGTGACCCATTTCTCCGGCAATCAGTTCGAGTCAAACCTCTCGATCCTCAAGGGAGATGCCCGATTTCCCTATGCGGCCAAGTGGGAGAACGAAATTCGCCAGCTCGCCCAACAAGTGCCCGCTGCTCTTTTGGGGAAGCCCGAGACCGTCTCGGGTCTCTATAGTCTGGTCGCCAGTCGGCACCAACAGGAACTTGTGGAAGAAGAAGTACAGAAACGCATGACGGCCCAACAACAGCCGACCGAACCCGACGACGGCGGCGTGGAGGTGGACGATGGGGAAGAAGAAGACGAAGAAGAAAAAGAAAAGCCCAACCAGCCCGTACCACAACGACAACCCGAACCACAACGACAACCACAGCAAGTAGCCCGACCGCAAAGCACCCAGCCCTCACGCAGTGTGCGAGCCCCACAGCAAAAGCTCCGGCTCACCCGCGAGGAAGCCTACATGGCTGAGCAAATGGGTATGTCTCATAAAGAGTATGCATTGGCCAAGAATCTGGGAGATGCCGAGATTTGAGCAAAAGAAAACCCACACCAGCCAAAGCCGGAGTGGGCTCCCTCTTGTTGGGTTGGCCCGAAGGGCCAAGTAAGGTTCAGTATAAAGAGAATGTTATCTATTTGCAAATGAAAGGCAGAAAGGTATGAGTATCAATATCATTGAAGACGAGATCGATAAGAAGCGCCGGGAACTCCTGGAACGGGGTCGAGTCCATCGGGAAGCCCCGTTCTCCCCTCTCGAAGTCAAGAACCCGAAGCCCGGTCGGGTCTATCGTGCGGTCTATGACGATCCCCGCCGTGTTGCCGAAGTCCAGTCCCAGGGTTACCAGTTTCCCAAAGAGAAAGAAGAAGAGTTCGCCGTTGGCGAGCGGAAAGAGAAACGCTTTGTCTACAAGGATACGGTGCTGATGTACACCGATCTCGACTCGTACGCCAAGCGACACGCGCAGTATCGCGCCCAGCTCGATGAGCAAAGCCAAGCGATTCGTGGACTCGCACGCGAGAATATGAACCGGACCCTGGTCGATGAGGGCGGGGCCAATGCCCATAAGGATCATACCTTTGATGAAACCGTTGCGGGTCAAACCCGTAATTATATGACTGAGGAGGAATGAGGAATGGCAACAATTCTACGCAAGCAACTACGGATTGCACGCACTGATAGTGGCACGCCACCAGTGGTCTATGACCTGCCGGAAGCGGTCAATAGCACCTGGAGTGAAGGTAGTCTGCTCATTGTCAATGCTAATGGCGAGCTGACCCTGGCATCCGGTGACGATGACCTTGCCTACTGGGGGATTGCCGAGAACGCCGGTCAGAATGGTACCAATAAACGGGCACGCTGCTATCGTATTACTACCGATTTAGTGTGTGTGGCGAATGAGGTCGGCGCGGCAGCAGCCAACGTCGTTAGTCTGATTGCCGATCATGGACCGATGGGGCTCATTTATGATGATACCCCCAAGCTCTTTCATCTCGACCAGTCCGAGCAAGGTGGTGTGGATGATCGGGTGTTTGTTATTCAGGTCGCGCCAGGCAGTGCGATTGGTGATACCAACACCGAATTTTACTTCAAGTTCTTACCGGCAGCGATTCAAGGCTAATTACTAACTGTTCGTGTACGCTACTGTGCGGAGTGGCGGTAGAGGAGGATGTGACCAGTGGCTAATATCGTTCTAACGACTCCCCAAATAGTACAACTGATTACGCCTGGCCTGAGAAAGGCCATGTTTAGTACAGTTGATACCTTCCCGAAACAATATCGCTCGATCTTTAATATCGTCCCGCAGAAACCCGCCAATAATACCGGCAAGGCATTTTTTGATGATGTGCTGGTCAGGTCCGTTGGTCGCTTGGCACCAAAGGCCGAGTATGCCCCTATCGATTTCGACAACATCGCCGTCGTTGGCACCGTGCGCTACACGCCCTATACTTTTGCCCTCGGAGCACGGATCTCCGAAGAGTCGGTCGAAGATGAAATGTATGGCATCGTGCCCAAGATCGGCTCTGAGCTTGGAGCCGCTGCGCAATATGAGATCGAAATTCAAGCCTTCAAGATCTTGACCTTGGGATTCGGTGTGACCGGTGCGGGCCTGGGCTACAATCCCGTTGGCCCAACAGCGGAATCCCTCTTTAAGGTTGACCACGCGATTGCACGCGGTGGGTCATATCCCAATCGCCCAGCGACCGCGACCGACCTTTCGCAAGCCGCAATCGAAGAAGCACTCACCAACTTCCGCCTGATCGTCAACGAGTCCGGCCTACCCATGCCTAAGACGGGTAGTAAGCTGATCGTTCCACCGCAGCTTGAGTGGATTGCCAAGCGGCTCTTACTCTCGGAGTACGAACCAGATACCGCCAATAACGCCATTAACACCGTTGCCAAGGCATTAAAGTACGAGATTACCCATTACCTTACTGATCCCGGTCAGTGGGTCGTAACGGCAAATACGCACGATTTGAATGTGTGGGTGAGACGCGGCATTCGCACCCAAACCGATCCCGACTTTAACCACGGCGGCGTCAAAACCAAGGTCTCCTTCCGTATCGGCACCGGTCATTCCGGCTGGCGTGGTACCTATAGTTCCCCTGGTTCTTGATTCGTTCTTACAAAAGGAGACACGACTATGGCAGTACGAGCAAATAATGCCGTGCGGGGTGAGACCCGCTTGGGCAATAGGGGCCGCAGTCTACCCAGTATCTTGCATGTCCAGAGTGGACGACCACAGCAAGGGGCGATTCTGGCCTTGGATGCGGTCGCCGCCAACGGAACACGGACCACCATTTACCTGTGGGCTAGCTCAGATGGCAAGATACGAACCGGAACCGCAATTCCGGCCAATACTGAAACCGGTGGGACCGTCATAGGCACCCAAGTCTAACCTCGGTCGGAAGGGGGACAACATGGTTCGTCTCATTCTTGGACTGGTGAGTCTTCTCATCGTCTCAACGGTGAGTTTTGCCGCTAACAATATCCAACGCACGCCGTGGTTGATTGATACGGCAACACCCACGCCGATTGTGACCGGACAAATCCATGTCAGCAGTATGCGCTGGGTCAACGTGACGACGGCGGGTCACAAACTCATTCTCGTTGATCGTGACGGCAGAAAACTCTTTGAAACCACCGCACCGAGCGGGGCAACGGAATACGAATTGCCGTTGGGGTTCTCTAGTAATGCCGGTCTCAGCGTGCAGCGCATTGATTCTGGACTCCTCTATGTAGGATTCGAGTGACATTATGAAGTACATTCTGGGGGTGGTGCTCGCGGTGCTGGCATCGTCAGCACAAGCGGGATGGGTTGGGGGTGGTGGTGGCGGAGGGGGCGGAGTCCGTTACTCGCATCCAACCGATTGTCCCAATGCCGGGTTTGTCGCCAGTCCGTTGGAGGCCTGCGTCCAGCAAAACAACGGCAATATCTATACCTGTAAAACTGCACCGAACTTGGGGGTTGATCCTACTAAGTGTGATATTGCCGGTGATTGGCTCTTAGGTTCAGCAAGTGCGTCAGCAGGCGTCACGACGTGGAATACCCGTTCCGGTGTGGTGAGCCCAGCAACCGGCGATTATACCGCTACCCAGATTACCAATACCGCAACCGGAACCATCGGCAGTACCAATCTGCAAGCCGTACTGACTGAGATCGTGGCCGAGTTCCAGCCGCTCGATACCGACCTCACCCAACTTGCGGGACTGGTGTGTACCACTAACCAAATTCATAAATGGAATGGCAGTGCCTGGGTCTGTGGCAGTGACGTTGATACCGTTGGCGTGGCAACCTTCAATACCCGCAGCGGCACGGTGGTCTCGGCAAGCGGGGATTACACGGCGACCCAGATCGTCAATGTTCCGGGTGTGTCGGTGACGGCGACCGACGTACAAGCGGCGATCAACCAACTCGATACCGGCAAACAACCGCTCATAGCGAATCCCAATCCTTGCCCAGCGGGTACCTATGTTTCGGATACCGCCTCGGATGGTTCGTTGACCTGTACCCAGGTGCAAGCCGGTCAGGTGAGTGCGGTTCCTTCGGTTCCCAACGCCATTGCTGGGACGACCGTCCAAGCCCAGCTTGATGAATTGGGCACCGAACGGCAAATCGGTGATTCCGACCTTACCCAGATCGCCGGGCTCGCCTGTACCGACCAGCAAATTATCAAGAAGTCAGGCACCACCTGGGTCTGTAGTACGGATACTGTGGGCGTGTTGTCGTTTAACACCCGAACAGGAGCCGTGGTTCCCGCAAGTGGTGATTATACAGCCGCGCAAATTACCACGACCACCACGGGTGGGCTGAGTAGTCCCAATGTACAAGCGATGATGGCCGAAATTGAGACCGAGAAGCAGCAACAGGACCCGGATCTGAGCCAGATTGCCGGGTTGGTGTGTGCCGATACGCAGATCATGAAGAAGTCCAGTGGTAACTGGGTCTGCGCGGCTGACAGTGGTGGCGTCGGCGCGGGTGATGTGGGCGGTCCAGCAAGCGCAACCGATAATGCTATTGCTCGTTTCGATAGCACCACCGGCAAACTGATTCAGAACTCCAGCGTTATCATTGATGACAGTGGCAACATCAGTACCGCAGGAACACTCGCATCAGGTGCGGGCAGTAGTAATGCCGGAGTGCTCACACTGACCGCAGGAATCGCACCGAGTGCGGCTGCGGCAACCACCCTGCAGATTCATGCACCGGCAACGGTGACTACACCGTATAATTTTGTCATGCCTTCTGTTCCAGGGACCGGTGTGCTCAAGGTCTCGTCTACCGCAGGAATCACTACTGCGACGATGGCGGCGATTACCGATGCTGACATTCCCAATACCGGTATCACGCTCTCTGATTATCAACCCATTGATCCCGATTTAACAACAGTCGCTGGTCTAACGTGTGGAACCGGGCTTGTCTTAAAGAGTACGGGAACCTCGGGTAGTAACACCTTATGGAGTTGCGGCAGTGATTTGACCGGGGCTGGGAGTGGCGCGGGTGATGTCGATGGGATCTCCGCCGCCACGGGCTGCGTGAGTGCAACCGGCAACGATAGCTACGCCTGTACCATGACGCCCGCAATCACCGCCTATGCCAACAACACGCGCTATGTCATCAAAGCCGGGACACCGAATACGGGACCCGCTACGTTGCAACTCAATAGCATTGCCGGGCCTAAAGCGATTGTGAAGATCGTCAATGACGTGAAGACGCCGCTCGTGACCGGTGACGTGCAAGACGAGATGTGGATGGGACTCGCCTATGACGGCACCGATATGATTCTGCTCAATCCCACGCCGAACATCCAGAACGCCTATAATCTTGGTGGGACAACGCCGTCGATTACTGTGGGTGCCAATGGCTGGCGGATCATGGATCTGACCAGTCCGACAAAAGCCTTTTATCTCTGTGGCGATACCACCTGCACGATCTATCAGCGCCGCTATTATGACACTGGTAACAGCACCTGGGTGACCGAGACCGTTCCGACGAGTGACATGGTGATGACGATTCCCTCGACCAAGAATTGGATTGTCGAACAGTCGGGTGGAGCGGATCTTCTCAAGGTGACTGAGGCCGGTGTCTTTACTGCTGAGCCAGCCACAACGGTAGATTTTGGCTCAGCGGCAATCACCAAACCGAGTAAGTTTGGGACGACTCCTCCCGGTAGTTGCACGACTGGTGAGACCTTCCTTGATACCGATGCCGCTGTCTCAGCGATGTGGCTTGGCTGTTCGGGTGGAACCTTTCAAGTGATTGGCGGAGGTGGTGGTGGTGGAACGGTGACTGCGCCGGTAACGCTCACGCCGCCAACTGCCGATATTCCTAATACCTTGACCATCCAGAACTTTGCGACGACTAACCTCCTCCGTATCGGTACACTTATTGGCACCCCGACGTATGGATCGGTGTATTTCGGTCCGGGGACACCAACGGCGACAAACTACGGAATCGCTGGTGACGGTGCCGACCTCTACCTGAATGGTCCCACATCAACCAACCTTGGCAGCGGCGGCGTGTGGAAAGTAAAGGTCGTGAGCAGCGGTGTGAATGTCTCGTCGATCAGCTTTCCAGAGAACTCTCCAGACGTTGGTCTGAGCCGCGTGTCTGCGAATGTGTTGGAAGTGCGTACCGCGACGGCAGGTCAGAACGCGCCGCTCATTACCGGCTTTCGTGATGGCGGAACAACGACGGTTGGCACCGGGCTCACCATCCGGCGACAGAGTACGGGAACACCGGCGGCTGGATTAGGTAGCAGTCTGCTCTATCAACTCAATTCGAGTTCGACCGCTAACCAGGATGCTGCTCGCATGGATGCGGTGTGGACCGATGCAACGCATGCCACGCGTTCAGCGGCGTTAGTAGCAAATGTGGTATCGAACGGTACCTTCGTGCAATCTGGCCGCTGGCTGCCAAGTGGGCTCGAAGTCCCACGGCTGACGGGAGTGGCAACGGGAACCGATGGCACCTGTAACACGGGTGAATACTGGATTCGCGCCAACTCCAGTGAAACCCAGTGGAAGAAGTGCCAGAACGGAACCATTAGTGCCTTGGATACATTCGGCAGTGGTGGGACGCCAGCCGGTAGTACGACGCAACTTCAGTATAACAACAGCGGCGTCTTTGGCGGTGTGGGTGCGGCGACGTGGAACGGTACGGTATTAACCTTGACTTCACCGGCTGTAATTGGCGGTGTGGATTTAACCCCGAATGATACGAAGACCTGTACAGCAGGTAGCTACAGCGTCTTTGCCGATACGTCCGAGACCGCGCTCAAAGGCTGTAACAATGGAACTGCCGGAGAGATTGAGTTTGTTGATACCCCCTCCACCCTCACCAACAAAACGATTGATGCGACCGATGCGACCAACGTGCTGACGACCACGAGTAAGGTATGGCTACCGGCAGCAAGCTGTCAGGCTGGGGTTGCCAATCTGTTGTGGGACGTGGAAGCCACTAATGTTCCGACTGCGGTCTGTGCTCCGGATTCACTAGGTGTGCAGAAGGGCGTCGCTGATTTTGAACAGACGCCGGAATCCTGTCTGCAAACGACAATCATGTTACCGGCAGATTTCGCCCTTCCCCTTGATGTTCGGTATGTCTGGTACTCTCCGGTGATTAGCGGCAACGTCGCCTTCTGCTCCCAGCTCATCAGCAATGGCGATGGCGAGGTAGACGATGTTGCGTTCCCAGCCCAAGCCTCGGGCAATTGTATAGCCGACACAACCAAACCCACGTCTTTGCAACTCAACTATGCGGACGATCCCGCCGTGACCGCGACCGGGGTTGCCGCTGGCCGACTGCTCCACATCCGTATGTGCCGCAATGTCGATGATACCGGTGGGGTCGTAGACGATTTGGTGGGCAAGGTTCGGTTCATTGGGGCCGAGTTTACCTTCCGCAGAGTCCAGTAACATAGAGTGTGAGATATGTACCGTATCCGAATCTTTCTGCTCGTCGTGTGTGTGCTGCTCCTGCCGGTGCGGACCGGAGCGACCATCCTCTATTCCGCAACCTATGATGACAACACCTATGGTAATACAACCGTATGTCCTGCCTCGCTCCATACGCCGACCGAGAAATGTCCGTCGAACTTTCAGTCGGTCGCCGGATCATCGTACATCAGTATCATTACCGGCAGTCCTACCCCGCGCGTTGGCGCACGCGCGGTGAAGACCTTCTTACCGCAGACGGTGACGGGCTGGATCTATGGAGATTTCTACGCCCCGACTGCTGCTGGTCAGCCGATGGGGGACATTGCCCGGACCGAGTTTGAAATTCAGGGGACGGCGAGTGTCGGTCAGACGCGGTGGTACGGCATGAGCATCTATGTTGACGGCACGAATACCGTGGATTCCAATGCTAACGTCAACCGGGGGCCGGGGATGCTGCAATGGCATACCTTTAAAGATGCCTGCGACATCAACAAATCGCCGCATTTGGGAATGGAACGCAAGGCAGGCAGTGTTTCGACCAAGGATAAGTGGGACGTGTACACCACGTCTGATGCACGCGCATGTACGATTGATAGCCAGTGGGTGCGGAACCGTTACACGCTGGGCGAGTTCGATAAAAACACCTGGCATGACGTCGTTGTTGCGGCCAAGTGGGTCTATGCGGCTGGGCAAGGGGGGTTTCTCAAGATTTGGGTCGATGGTGTTCTTAAGGTCAACTTTACTGGACCTACCACCTATAACGACGTCAACCCACAAATCTTTAAGTGGGGAACATATGCGGCTGACTGGAAGGGCCTTGCGCCAGCGAACGCCGGTGACAAGTACACAGTGCTGTATGATGAGATAAAGATCGCAGATGAAGTAGGCTGTTCGGGTTCCGTTCCTATTAGCGATGCAACCTCCTGTTACAAGGTGGTTGCGCCAGGCGGCACCGCTCCTGTTGATCCCATACCTCCAGTCGAAGGCGCGGTCAGCTATATTGGCAGTGCCAACACCACGGTGACTGCCGGTGGTACCTTCTCTTACAATCATACGGACGGACCCAGTGATGCGTTAGTGGTGGCGGTTGGGCATGCCTATTCAGCAGGCGCGGGGTTAGCCACGCTGACCTACAATGGCGTGGCAATGACCAAGATTGCCGACTCGGAATGCTTGCAGACCGGCTCTCGCTATACCGCTTTTTATTATCTTCTCAATCCAGCAGGCGGGGCACAGAATCTGGTCTGGACGACGAACGGTTCGGGTACTGTGTGGCTCGTGCCGATTTCGTTGCACAACGTGAATCAGACAACGCCCTTTGGCGAGCCTGGCTGTAGTAGTTCGACGGTGGGACAAATCTCTGGATCGGTCAACGTCACCAGTGATGCCGGTGGACTCGTGCTTGATCTCATTGCCAAGAGCAGCCACGTTGAGACTGTTGTCCCCGATGCCGGGCAAACCCTCATTCAGTTTACGACGACTGGCACCACCCAGTTTCGTGATTCCTACAAAGCGACGAGCGAAGCAGGGATAACAACGATGGGCTGGTCATGGGGCAATGCCCGTGGCTTTGCGCTGACAGCACTTCCCGTCAAACCTACCCTCGTCACCTCCTCTTCTCCTATCGCAGAACCTGGACCGGCTGCGTTCGTCTCTGGCACTGGCACTACTGCATCGGTGAGCTGTGACGCAGGCACTGACACGAACCGGGTGTTATATGCTGCGATCGGCCAGCGCACGTCTGCCGTGAGTAGTGTCACCTATAATGGCGTGCCGCTCACGCTGGTCACGTCGCAAACAACCTTATCGACGCTGGGTTTGTACATCTACCGATTGGTCGCTCCCCCCACCGGCGTCAATACGCTGACCGTGACGTTGGGGAGTTCGTCGGCAGAGATCGCCCTCATGTGCTTGCCCTACAGCGGCGTCAATCAGGTCACGCCGGATACCTTCACCGGCGCGATCGGCACGACGATGCCTGCGACCCTGACCGCAACCGGTACGACTGGGGGTTCGCTCTTGGGTATTGTGTGGGCTGCGTTGGGCGGCAGTACGACCTTCACGGCAAACCAGACCGGCCTCTCCACGCAAAACAATCTGTATACCAACACCCGAACCCTGGCGGCGCAGTTTGCCGATGCCAACGGGACTCCCAAACCACTGACGTGGACCGCAACCGGAGCCGCAACCAGTGCCTGGCGGGAGACGGTGGTAGCGATTAACCCGGCACCAGCGGCCCCGAGTGGGTTACGAGCACTCCGCAGACCAATCATGCTGCAATAAAAGGAGAAGGAATGAAACTCTGGAAGATGACGTTGCTGTTGCTGGTGCCCTGTGTTGGGGCATGGGCGGTGCCTCTGGTGGGATGGGCCGGGGTGGTGGATCTCACCTGGACCGACAACTCCGTGACCGAGGACGGGTTCAAGGTTGAGCGCCGCCACGGTGCGACCGGGACGTTTTATGAACGTGCCAGTACCGCAGCCAACGTGACGACATGGACAGACACGACCGCAGAGGGCGGCAGTACGTGGTGTTATCGGGTGCTCGCCGCACGCGGAGCGGAACGCAGTGGTCCCAGCAACGAGGTCTGCGTTGACATGCCGGTGCCGCTGCCGCCGCTGCAAGCACCGGGTGATCTCAACATCAAGGTGACAGTTGACGTGACCAGCGGCACGAAAGGAGAAGCAAAAGAATGAAACATCTACTTATGGTGTTCCTGCTGGTTGGGAGTGCTGGGCTGGTATACGCGGACGAGCAGTTAGACATGACCACACCGATTCCTAATCCGGCTACCACGTCATGGAAACTGGACATGATTTCTATTGCCCGGACTGGAAAAGAGGTGCGGATGATCTTTTGCGAACCCTCGACAACACCGGGAGTCATCTGCAAGGAAGGCGGCAAACCCGTGACCTGTACGGTCTTGGGAGATGAAGCCGTCAATTTGAGTAAGATTCTTAATACCGCTAACCTCACCACCAACAGCTTGCAGAAGCGGGCACTTAACTACGCACAGGCCAACGGCTGCCTCCCCGCTGGTACGGTGACAGGAACCCCTGACCCATGAGCTGGATAGTACTCATTTTTATGCTGCTGTGGGTCTCTCCGGTGGACGCGACGACCTATTTCGTCGCAACTACGGGCAGTGATGCCGCCAATGGCACGTCTTCGGGGACTGCCTGGCGGACGATTCAGAAGGCCGCCGATACCGTCAATCCCGGTGATCTGGTCAATGTGGCTGCGGGTACCTATCAGGAGCGGGTGGTGTTTGGGAGGGCGGGCAGTGCGGGCAGTCTGATTACCTTTCTGTGTACAACCAACAGAGCGTGCATTGTTGATGGCGGTACCAGTGCCTCGGGCTGGACGCAAGCAGGCGGCTTTCCCAATGGCGTCTTTGAGATTGCTAACAGTGCCTATGGCTTCAGTGGCAACGTCCCGGCTCATGCGACCATTGGCGACCAGATGATTGTCTTTGTCCGACCCGGGATCACCTCGCAGGTTGATTATCTGGCGCAAGCTCCCGGCTCGGTCGAATGGCAGGGAGTAGAAGGAGCGTGCAAGAACTTTGGCACGTTCACCCGCTGCCGGTTCCAAGATGATGCTGACCCCGATACCAAACCCTTGAAGCTCGCACCCGAGAACATCGGCGCGTTCATGGTCTCGGGCGCAACCAAGGGCTACCTCACGTTTGATGGGTTTTACTTCAAGAACGCCTATAGCTGCCTCATTGTCGGTGAGGAAGCCCATCACGTCACCCTTCAGAATTCGACCTGTACCAACGGCTATTATGCGGTGTGGGTCCGGTTCGGCGCGCACGACAACCTCTTCCAGAATAACCGCTGGTTCGTGAATTGGATCTATGAGGACCACGGCCATCACAGATATACGCTAGTGAACCAAGCCAACGTCACCCAAGAGAACGTGTTTCAGGCGATGCGGGACGCCATGCCAATTACGAGTTCGTTCTACTTGATTGATCCAGGCAGCAATAACAAAGTCTTAAACAACGTCTTCGATCATACGGGGGCTGCTGGCATCTACCTCTGGTCCACCAACTATCTGGGTGACCCAAGTTATACCTATGCCAATACTGAGATTGGTTATAATTCGTTCAATAACTGCCAGGACTACTGCTTTCAGATTCAAGATACCAAAGCCATAAACTTCCAGTTCCACGACAACAGCATCAATACCTATTACAACGCCACACGGATTGGCCGGGTGCTCAATGCCAGCGGCGAGAACTTCTACTATTACCGCAATACCGCGACCAATCCCGATGGGTGTGCGGCGTGCGCACGGGGAGGAGACTTGGAGTTCTCGGCGGTTAACAGCGTTGCGGCGGGCATCTTCCCCAACGGCGGCAAAGGCTACTTCTACCACAATACGAGTAATGGGCGGGACTCTGGCATTCTCGCCTATTCCAACCAGAACATGCAGAACATCTTTTTTGTCAACAACATTATGAGTCCGGGCAAGAACTGGGTGATGGAGCTGGCGGGAGATCCCGCCTTTGGTAGCCGTCTCTGGATTGGCGGCGCGATGGGCAGCGGCAATGGAGCAGGGAATACGACCACGGCCCCGAGTTGGACGACCGCACCGATGATGTGGCGCACGAATATTCGTATCTGGTCGGATGCCCAGACCGATTTCACCCCAGCCGCAGGCTACGAAACCATTGATGCGGGCCTCAATTTGTCTACCACTTGGGGGCCAAGTCAGCCCGCGCTTCCTGGCATGAGTCCGGGCTATTTCGCCGGTACGGCTCCGGATCTGGGCGCCATTGAATTTGGAGCGGTGATCGCTCCACCGCTCGGCGTTCCGAAACTGAGCGGGAAGATCGTTCTCAGCGGACGCATTCAACTCGAATAGAGAAGGAGGACGTATGTATAGACTTTTAGTGATTGGATTGTTGGCACTGGGAACCGTGGCATGGGTACCCGTAGGACGGGCACAAGCCGATGACGCTTGTGTGCAGGAGAAGTTAGAGAATCAGCGACTCACCAAGCAGTTAGCCGAGTACCAGATTAACAACGGCGTGGCCGTACTCCGCCAGAGTACGGCAGAGATTACGCGATTAGAAGCGGTGGTAGCCGAACAACAGAAGGCAACCGCCGTGCAGAACGGCACCTCGACCACCGCACCGCCGACACCGACCGATGGCTCTACAGAGGCCACAAGACCCCAACAATGAGAATTTTCTTACTCATGCTCGCGCTTGCCCTCGCTCCCGTGGCCGAGGCAGCCACGCTTCAGGTCGGACCGACCCGCACCTATACGTTGCCATGTGCGGCGATTATGGCGGCGGCCAGCGGTGACACGATTGAGATTGACGGGGCGGATGGCAGCGGCAATCAACTGGTGTACGTCGATGACTTTTGTACCTGGAGTACGACCAATTTGACGATTCGTGGAGTGGGCAGTCAACGCCCGCACGTGCGACACGACTATGCGCAAATGCCGGGGAGCCAAGGCATGTGGCGACCAACCCATACCTACGGCACCGTGACGACACTGACGGTAGACAGTATTGAAATGAGCGGCGCACACGCGACCAATGCCCAACCGATCTGGCCCGCTAACACCAGTATGGTGCTGACCAATGTCTACTTCCACCACAATGATAACGGCATCCTGACCTTCAACGAGAACGTCGCCGGGGCGAGCCGCATGTATGACATGACGATTACTGGGAGTGAGTTCTTTGCCAACGGCGGCAGCACCAACGCCCAGAACAATGACGGTCACGCCCACAACATTTACATCGGCGAGATTCGCAATTTTACCATGACGGGCTCGTGGTCGCATGACAGTATGAAGGGACAGGATGTCAAGAGTCGGGCCAATACCACCACCCTCCTCTATAACCGTCTCGGGGATTGGCCGGGATTGCTACAAGTGAAGTACCCGCTTGCGGCCCCACGGATGCTGTGGACCGGGCAGAGTAACTACGAGATTGACTATTCGCTTGGCGGCACGCTCATCATCGTGGGTAACCTCATCATTCAGTCGTGCTCATCCCCCAACAAGATTATGCTGGCCTACCATTCTGAGGACCCGGATGCGGGCCAGGCAAACAGCGCCGAAGAGATGTATGTTACGAACAATACGTTTGTTGATATCTGCGAGGGCACGACCACAAATTTCATTCGCACCAATAAGGTCAACCCGACTATCCAAGTTATTCAGAATAACATTTTTGCTGGTGCGGCGGCGGGCAGTATGATCTGGGCAACCGGCTCCGGGTCGGGCGTCGCCCAGACCGACCCCGCCAATAATCAGAAATATGCAACAGTCGCAGCAGCCAACTTCGTCGATGCCACTAACCAGAATTATCACCTCACCGGGAGTTCAACGGCGATAGACGCCGCCACCGTCGATCCCGCTGCTGTCTATGGCGTCAGTCTGATTCCAGATAAGTATTACGTGCATCCCCGTAGCACGGCGACACGAACGACGACGGGGGTTCGGCGCGATCTCGGAGCCTATGAAAGTAATGCCTCGCTCACGGGTACGGTGCCCGCGCCAGTGGCGTATGCCCTGCCAACCGCAACCACCATCGTGCTTTCCTGGCCGCCTCCGATCACCGACACCGATATTACTCAATACCGGGTGCTACGGAATGCAGCCGCACTCGCCACCGTCACCAATGCCTATACCTATACGGATTCGACGGCAGCCGCAGACACGACCTACAGCTATACGGTGATTGCGGATCATGCCGGAGGCAGCAGCGCCGCCAGCGCTCCGGTGGTCTCGCACCGCATCAAGCAGGTCTCGGGAACGTTAGCCCCGGATCTCGGCTGGCAGGAAATCTTGAACACCACGCTCAATACGGTCATCAATCCGGCCACGTCCAACTTCGATGTCTTCTATCATACCGCTTTGACGCTGGACACGCAGAGTAATCGCATTCTCATTTGGGGCAACGGTCAGACCCGTCCGGACAATTCGGTCTATGCACTCAATATGAATACCCTTACTGTTGCCCAGCTCAATACGCCGCAGAGCGGGACCTGTACGGCTGGCACTCTGACGAGTGGAGTAGGGACCGGGCGGCCTTGTGGCCGACAGACCCGCGATTCGCTGGCCTGGCTATCAAACGTCAACAAGATGTTTGGCTGGGGCGGCTATGTCGGTGGCTTTCAAACCGACACCTGGTTGTGGACTCCAGGAACGGATACCTGGGAAAAGAAGACGCCAACCGGCACAGCGCCGCCGTCCGCTGATTACCCCTTCTCCACCTATGACCCGGTCTCGCAAAAAGCTCTCGTGCTCGACAAGGCGTGTCTCACCTTCTATGACCCCCTGACCGATGCTTGGAGCCGAGGGGCGGCGGGCTGTGTGGTATCATCGGGAGCGGTCGTCAACGGCGCGGTAGACCCCATCCGCCATCGTCTCTATACGTTCGGAGCCTTTACTGGCTACTTTGACTTGGACACCGGCAGCTTCACGGCCTTACCCGCGAATAATAACTGTACTCCGTTGATCGACACCGACCCTGGGCTGGTATGGGAGGCGCAACTCGGAAAAATGGTGGGGTGGATTGGCGGCGATACGATCTATCTGCTGGATCCAGTGACCAATACCTGTACGACGCAGGAGATTGCAGCAGGACCGGGGTACGCGGAGAATACGCTGGCAGCGTTCAACGTTGGCAAACGCCTCCAGTACCATCCGCCCACGGGCACACTCATTGCCTTTACCGATACCGACCGTAATGCGTTCGCGCTACGGCTCTCGACCGTGACCACCGGTGCCAACCAACAGACGGGCGGCGGTAGACGTGCGGGCGGCGGGCAGGAGAAGTAATGGCGATCTATTCATTCGTTGATGCACGGGCGCAACTGAAGGCACGCACCGGCCATCGGACCGATCTGACCGATACCGACTTCGATAAGTTCCTCAATCAAGCCCAACTTGTCCTCGCAACCAATGTCAAGGGACTAGATGTCTTCGACTCGTTTGCTTCCCCGCTCCTCATTCCCGCCAACGCAACGACCGTAACGATTGGGGTCGGCGGATTCAACCTGACCAATTTCTGGGCGGTGGAGTCGATGCGCAATCTGACGATTGGGCAATTCATGAGTCGGGGCGGGTGGAACGAACTCTCGCGCCTGACGACGGTTCCCGAGGGGCCGCAACTGCGCTGGCTGCGGCGCTTCAATCAGTTCTGGTTCTTCACCAAGCAAGCAACGGTCACTACCCAGGTCTCGATCAACTTCCGCAGACTGCCGGTACTCGGCACCTTAGAGACCCCAGATGAATGGTTTGAGCATTTACTGAATATTGCTTCGATCTATGTCTATCCGACGATTGGGAGAAACAAGGAGCGCGACGTGCTCTTTCAGCGGCTCCCGCAGAATTTGCAACTGGCGGTAGTCAATCCGACCACTCCGAGTATGTGGGAATCGGTCAATGACGAAAACCTTTCCTTCTATGCCGAACGATAGAGAAAATATGAACCACTACGAACCGAAGGATGAACCGATGAACACTAGTAACGAACCGATTGTGAGTTCAACATGGCGGGCGGAGGAAAAAGAGTATGTCAGAAGCAACCGTTTCCGCACCCGTCACCGATCCCAAGCAGATGCTGATGCAGATGTTAGCCACGTTACCGGGCCACATCACCGGTGGAGCCTTCATTCTCTACCTGATGTTCGTGTTCATGCCCGAGCGCGATGCACAACAGGCAGCGCTGTTGACCAAGCAAAGCGAGGTGCATGTGGCGGCCTTGGAGAAACAGCGCGGGGAATTCTTAGAGGCACAGCGTGTCTCGACGGAGAACTTTGAGAAGACCGTTAGGCGGTTACAAGACTCATGTTACGAGATTCGTACGGTACTGAAGGACGGGAAGAAGTAAGACCACGCCGCTGGCGCGTCTGGTTGTTCTGGATGCGCCAATGGATTCTGTTGGCGCTGGTCAATGTGGTGGAGTTGGTCGTGGTCTGTGCCGTGCTCTATGTCCTGTGGCGATGGTGGAGGTAACAGATGCACAGAAGAAAATACACCTACGGTCCATGCGCTCTTTGCAGCACATGCGGGCGACGATTCCTCGTGAGTGAGTTGCGCTACGTTGCCCGGTTCCAACGCTGGCAGTGCCGGGAAGACGATGACTCAGACACGCCGCCGGACGGGTGGAAAATCCCGCACCATCCATTCGAGGCCACCCGCACCACTGCCGCTCCACCGGTGGACGACGACCCCGCATTCTAGGACACTCTCGTGCCACAACAGCTTGAACCGATCATCTTAAAACCACTCGACCACATCGCCATGCCGGTGCAGGTGCTCCTGCAATTGGTCACTCCGGCAGACGGTCATGTGTTTTCCTTGACGGTGGATGGCATTGTCTACACCTTTGAGTTCGACAACAACAGCAGTCTCACCGCCCCGGGTCGGATTGCCATTCCCTTGGGAGCCAATGATACGGCGACCGCGACCACCTTTGTCACCCTCGCCCGAACGTTGATGGGCGACAAGATTTATTTTTCCAGTGAGGGCGGCTACGTCGATATGCTGGCACGGCATCCTGACACCAGCTTTGCTGCCCAAGCCATCAGCGGCACCTCACAGCTTGGCCCGGTGAGCAATTCCCAGCGATCCTTACCCACGGTGCTGATTGCCTTTAACCGTGAGGTGTTTGCTGCCGATGTCACCCGCGGAAAGATGGTGACGCTGATTCCGTTGGATGTCATTGCCTTCATCTTCGCACGCATTCAGACCAGCTTCAGTAATGCCAGCACCGTCAATTGGACTGGACAAGTCACGGTTCCCTCCAGTGGAAGAATCGAACTTATTAATGGGGGAGCCACGCCATACGTAGCCGGGAACTTCTTGCAACTGATTGTGACGGGAGACCGCTATGAGTAAGACCCGGCTCATTCCGCTCCCGCTGAAAGGACTCGATACCCGCTCCAGCTTCCAGACCTCGCAAGAAACGCTGTCCAGTATCACGCGGATGCGGGTGATCGATAACACCGTCAAACGCGGTGGCGACTTGAGTATTACCAGCATTGGTGGGCCGACCGGGACCGACGTCACCCGCAACCTCGTGCATATGTTCTTTGCCCCGCCGGGCCATGAAGAGAATATGCTGGTCGCACTGACCAATAACCGCATGGCGACCTACACGTTTACTGGCTGGAGCACCAAAGAGACCGGCTACAACGTCAATGTGTCGAGCATCAGCGGCGGCAACTTCCGCCCGCGGTTTGCCTGGGCCAACAGCGCGCACAAGTTTGTCTGGACGATGGCGGAAGCGACCCCACCGATCCGAGTCCGGGTGTATGATGGCACGACGATCACGCCGATTGCCCAGGACTACAGCGCGCGCCATCTGATTGCCTTCAACAAACGCATTGTCATTGCCAACACCTATGAGACCGGCAGTAGTAACACCGCCCGCATCCGCTGGTGCGCCAATGGCAACTTCTTAGATTGGACCGGCTTGGGCAGTGGCTTTCTGGAGGTGGGGAGTAACACCAGTAGCGGCGGGATTACCGGGCTCTATAACTTCGATGAGATTGCGGTGATTAGCGTGGTGGGAGAATTCATCGAACTCTTACCCACGGGAAGTTTGTTTCCAGTGTTTGAGTTGGGACGGCATTCTGAGGGAGTGACGGTGGCAGCCCCTAGGAGTTGGCAAGTGTGGAATCACATCGCCTTCTTCTTAGGACCTGATAACGTCTATGCCTGGGATCGGAGCAGTTTCAAAGCCATTGGCGATCCGATTGTGAAATCGCTGAAACCCTATTTGGACCCCTACCGTATGATGACCATTCAGGGGTTGGTGCTCCCGGCCCGTGGTGAGTATTACTTGCTGATGGCCTCGGGCGTGGATGAGGGCGCGAGTCAGGCGCTGATGTTCATTTACGACTTGAAGGCTGACCGCTGGTTCACGGATATTTATTCAGGCCGGACCGCACTGGGCAAGATTACCCAGACCTTGGCCCCGGCCTTCTTTAACGCTCGTCAATACGATGACTCAATGGAATATCTGGTGGCAGCCGATAATGTTGACCGCGTGTACTTAGAGAAGTCGTATCAAGATACCGAGACGGTGCCGGTCGCAGACACCGGATTCACGACCCAAGATTTCTTTGCTCTCAACAGCCAAGACATCCCTGACATGAACGCCAAGAACGAACTGCTCTCACTTATCTTCCGCACCCATCCACTGACCAAGGTCAACGTCGCAGTGTCGATTGATAAGGGTGTGAGTTTTATCGGTAGCATTGCCGTGACGGCCAATGCGCAGGGCATTGCCATGTATAACTTTATTGTCACGTTCTCCCATATCCGTTTCACCTTCGGTCAGAGAACCGGTGAGTTTCCCTTGATGATCGAGGGGCCCTTGGCAGTGGAATGGGAACGGGTTGGGGATACGTTCTAGGAGACAGTATGCAATTCAGAATCTTATCCAATCTCAGCGAACACTCACCCCTTGTGATTGCCGGGCGAGCGGAGGATGGGGACGTGGTGCAGTTCACCATCCAAGATGGTGGTCACACGACGGTCAGAGCGAACCGGGCCATCACCAGTGCGGAAGCCCGCAGAGTGCGACAGATGTTTCACGACATCATCTCCGCATCGGGGACGTTCCCGCTCTTTCGCACCGTGGTGCGAGACGATGACGAGACCACGCTGGCGATCTTCCTGATGAGCAGTTGGAACAATGACGGGATCTGGCGCAAGCTGGTGAAACACGAAGACGGAACTTTTAGTGATGGGGTAATATTGACGTTTGAGAACAACGCCGAACCTTCAATGAATAGCGAGGTGAGAGATGGGACTGTTCAGCAATCCGAAGCAGAAGCAGAAACAGAAGACCGTACAGACGCTAACGCCAGAAGCACTGGCAATCCAGCAGTGGCTGAGCAACTACCTATTGACGCGCTTGCAGAGCCTGGGCAACCCGACCTTTGGCCAGTTTAGGATAGGTGAGAATCCACAGTTCACGGCACCCGGTGTCACCCCAGAACAGGCGCGAGCATTGCCAGGAACGGGAACGCCGCAGCAGGAGTTTCCTGGGGTGAATCCGATCCTGTTGAATCCTGCACTCCGGCAGCAGAAGAAGGGAGGATAACATGGACCCGACACTATTGATGCTACTCATGAACATGATGGGCAACCAGCAGCAGCAACCACAACAGACCTCATATGGTGGGCAATTCGGTGGCATGAACCCCGGTTCTCTTGGTGAGCTGATGTACGGCATGGGCGGGATGAATCCCTATGGATTCGGCAGCCAGCTTGGGGGGGGTCCGCCACTCTCACCGGACTTCTTCAGCCAACTGTTTGGTGGTCTCCAACAACCCGGTCAGACCAGTAACATGAACACCTACGGCGGCGCGTTCCCCCCGAATTATGGCGGGTATCAGCAGCAACAGGCACCAGCACCCAACTTCACGACCGCCATGCTGCAAGCAGCCGCACCTCCAGCTCCGTCCTACACTGGTCCTCAACCTATCGGGGTCGATCCGGCATTATGGGCGGCGAGTGGACCGGGCGGGCTCAGCACCCAGGAGGGCGGCTACTCACAAGACCCGAGCTACTGGCAGAACATGAACCGTATAGCGAGCGGCACCCAGACCTTCACTCCGTGGACGCAGGCACCACTCGCAGCAGGCGTACGTGGGAAACCAGCACGTAGCGGATTCAGAGGGATTCCGGTTCCCCAAGAGAATACGGCAGGCTACACGGTTTCAAACCTGTCGCAGCCGTATGGAGGAAGCAGCCCCAGCCTCTTTGGATCGATCCCCGCAGCCGCTCCCACCGGACAGCGGCCACCTCCCGGATACGCCACTGCGGGGCGGTCGATGAGTCCTGTCAACATCACGCCAACGATTGGCAACACCGGGATTATCCCCCCAGGAGGGGGACTCGTGGGCGGTGGCATTGGACAGTCGATGAGCGGCGGCAATCCGTATGGTACGGGTGGCGTTCTTGATTGGCTGCGTGGCATCCCGCGCTTCTAGGAGAATTTATGGCAGAAGAAAAGTTTACCAGAGCCGATTTGGAATACATCTATCGTGACATATTGGGCCATGACACGCGGGCCAAGAAGGACGTGGATAAGCTGATGAAGAAGCTGCCCGCGCAATTCACCTTGGCCGATCTGCAGAAGGTGACACCGAAAGGGATTAGCGACTCCGCGTTCCAGGGAGCGCTCGGCTACATGCAGCAAGCAGTGCAAGCCGCACCGGCCATGCAACAGCAAGCTCCAGCCTCTCAACAAACCCTACCAGCAGCAAACGCCACAGCAGGCCGGTCGATGGCACCCACCCAAGGAACAACGCCACAGACCGGTGGTACTTCGGGTGTCACGAGTAGTACTCCAGTAGGCCAAAACGACCGCCTCGCGGAGTACATGCCGGGGCAAGGACTCGCCACCCAGAGTCTGCAAGATCGGTTCCTCGGGATGGGACCAGGAGGATTTGCTTCTCCTCCTACCTATGCTGAGAACTACATGCAGAACCGCTTGCAGAACTTCCAACCCACCGGTGCCAGCCAGTTAGAGCAATACCTTGCCGGTCAGCTTGGACAGGGACCAACCGCACCCAGCGGAGTTGAGCAATTGCTTGCCGGTCGGATGGCACAAGGACCGACCGCGCCAAGTCCAGCCGAACAGCTCTTGCTGCGGCAGATGCAGCAGGGACCGCTGCCGGTGAGCGGGCTTGAACAACTGTTAGGGGGGTACGCGGCCAGAGGCCCGCAGGGACTCACGCCGGGCGCAAGCCAGTTCGAGCAGATGTTAGGGACCCAAGCCCAGAATCCTTTCCTTGCGAGCCTCGCACGGGGCGAGATCCCACCGGCGATGCAGCAAGCACTCAACGCCAACTTAGCCCTCTCCAGAGCGGGCAGCTTGGAGTCACAGAACATGGGCGGCGCTCTTGCCAGTAGTGATCTGGCTGAAGGATTAGCACGAGCGGAGAACGACGCCAGATTAAACTTCCTGGCCAGTATGCAAGGACAGGCAGGGAATGCCGCCGGTATTCTCGGCCAACTGGCAGGTGCAGGCGGTGGACTCGCCAACCAGAGAATGGGAATCGGGGCAAGCCTCTTTCCTGCCCTGACCGGGCAAGGGTTAGGAGCGGAACAAGCGCGTCAGGGACTCGACTTGCAGCGACTCCTTGGCACCGGCAGCCAACTCCTGGGCGGGGAACAAGCCCGCCAGGGGTTGGACCTGCAACGCCTGCTTGGCACCGGCTCGCAACTCTTAGGAGCACAACAGAACCGCCAAGGATTGGACCTGCAGAGAGGACTGGGCTACGGCGCACAGCTCCTTGGCAGCGAACAGAACCGTCGAGCGACCGACATTAACCGAGACCTCGGGTTTGCCACACCTCTTCTCCAGACCCAAGGGAACGTCTCAGAAAACGCCATGAATCGCTATCTCGGCACGGGCGGGGCACTCTCCAGCTTAGATGCGGCCAACCGGCAGAACGCCTTGGGAATGGCCTACCAGGACTATTTACGGGGCCTTGGATTGCCACCCGAGGTGGCGGCGTTGTTAGGATTGGCAGGCTTAGGCGGTGGGACAACCAAGAGCACGGGCAGCGCCAAGACGAGTGGCGGCCAGGGGTGGGATTTATTAGCGGCAGCGATGGGTGCAGCAGGTCAAGCGGCCTCGGGATTCGGCTACTAGGGAGGAGAATATGGATGAAGACTTTTTCCTCGGTAATTTTAACACTCCACTCTCCGAACCAGAAGAACTGAAGTTTCAAGCGTGGGCAAGAGACTTGAGTCGTCAAATGGGTCGGGACGTTCTCATGGATCTGTACGACTACGACTTGCGCGGGCTCTGGAAGAGTGGCGGCGGGTTTGGAGCTGATGCGCACGCAACCGACCAGTTCAAAAAACCGAACCATCCGACTTTTTCGATTGAGTCGCAATACAACGGAGTGCCACGACCGGACGGCGGGGTTTTTCAGGGAGGGCATTGGTTGGGCGAACAATTCGTTCCGCCAGGTGACAGCTCAACGCAATGGGGAGTACCGGGAACACAAAATGATCCGCTTATGCAAGTGCTGATGGGAGCACTCTTGAGTAAATAGGAGGGAGTGATGGCAGACGTAATCGACCAATCGGGACTTTCGTTACTCGATACACTTGGTGGAATGCCGATGAATGCCGGTATGGGAATGCCGCAAGCACCACAAGCCCCCGGTAACATTGGCAACCTCTTAGCTGCACTTCTTGGTGGAGGTAGGGGAGGGATGCAACCACAACAACCAGGAATGGGGATGGGCGCGGTCGATCCCCGCGCCATTCAGATGATGCTCTACCAACGCTTGAACCAGCCGAGCCAGAACAAGTTTGCCAACGTCATCAATCCGATTGTTGCGCTTCTCACCGCTCGGCAGATGACCCCAGCAATAGTCCAACAGCAAAAGCAACAACTCCAAAACGAGTACATCAAACAGGTGCTTGAGGCGTTGAAGGTAGGAAGCGGTATCACCCGCGACCAGACGGCAGCGGCACTGAACACCGCCAAGACCGGAGCGGCAAAGCGGGAGGCTGACATTCTCGGCGACATTCCCCATGAAGAGTTGGTGCAAGGCGAGCGGGCCAAACGCAAAATCATTGCGAGTCCAGGCGAGACCCTGCGTGCCGAGCAGGGCAAGGAAAACATTGACCTGAGAAAGAAGGGGTTGGAACTCCAAGAAGCCCGCAACAAACTGGACGAACAACAGAAAGCCTTTGACCGCGAGATGTCTCAGCTCAACTACGGGCAACGAGAGCGAGGACAAGCCGCCACAGAAAGCTACCGTCAGGCGACTGAGAAACGTAAGGGCGAGGAGTTCGGCTCAAACTACGAGTTCAAAGTACTGGGCGCAGAGCAAAAAGAGCGACAGTACGAATCTACTCTTGCACGACAGAACCGTAACTTTGAACAACGAGAACGCGCCATCCGCGCCCGTGGCGGCTCGCCGGAAGCTGCGGCTAAGAAACAGGAGCTGCTGGATTTACGGGTGCAACAAGCCAAACTCAACGTTGATGCCGCGACCAGCAAAGCCGAGAATGCACCACTCAAAAAACAGTGGGATGCCGCCGTGCGCATGGGCATGACACTCCCAAGTGCAGACAAAGCCAAGTTCGGCAAGAACAATCTGGAACCACTCTACAAAGAAATGACGGGACGAAGCCTTGCCGTCCCTGATAACAGTTGGGGTGAATGGTTCAATATGTTCAATCCCTTTGCTGAAGAAGAAACCATCTCTCCGCCAACCGCAGTAGCAACCCCCGGTCAGGTGCCGGTGACAACAGAGACCGCTGTGCCCTCGGTCAAAACG